CCGCCGGGAAGGCGCTCGAACTCATCCATCGCGGCGTGGCCGAAGTGGCCGAGCCGATCAAGGCGGTTATAGAGCCGCAGGAAACCCGCGTGATGCCCGCGATCCAACGGGGCAGGCCGAGGAAGAATCATGCGCCTTACACTGATAACGGCGGCGACTGAGGACGCCCTGAGCGTCGACGAAGTCCGGGATCATCTCGGCCTGACGGGCATCACGGATCATGACGCGCGTTTGAATGCTCTCATTCGCGGGGCGGTCAATGCTTTCGAGCAGTTCACACAGACGATACTTGTCTCGTCGACCTGGGACATGTATCTCGACTCATTCCCGGATGAGAGTTACTTCGACCTGCCGAGTCCACTGATTTCGGTGACGACCGTCAAGTATCAGAACACAGCCGACGTGCAGACGGATATGCCCATTGCCGATTACATGTACGACATCTACAGCAAGCCGGCCGCGCGTCTGGCGCTGACTTCGGGCGCATCCTGGCCGAGCACATACGGCGAGATAAACGATGTAGTCGTGCGCTTCGTCGCGGGCTACGCGAACGCCGCATCGATACCGCAGAAGATCAAGGACGGCCTGTATCTCTGGGTCGAAGGCGTGTTCGACGGCAAGGCGTCCGTGCGCGATGCGGCCGAGCAGTTCTGGTGGAATTATCGATGGGTGCCGGTATGACGCCCGTCAACGTCGTGCGCACAAGCAACCGAGAGCCGGGGGCGGCGGATCTGCGCTTTCCGGTCGTGATTCAGAGCGCGACGGAGACGCAGGCCGCGGACGGCGCCGTCGTGCAGGCTTGGGCGACGCGCTCGGCCACACGCGCGAAGATCGAACCGGTTACGGGATCCGAGGCTTACAAGAGCGAGGGCCCTTATGCCGCGGTCACTCATCGCGTGTGGGTGCGCTACCAGGCTGGCATCACGCCGAAGATGCGCCTGCGCTACGGCACGCGCGTCCTAGAGATCATCCGCGTGACGAATGTGGACGAGCGGCAGCGCTGGCTTGAACTGGACTGCGTTGAGGCGGTATGAGCATTGATAGCGCACTCTATACCAGGCTTGCTGGATTCGCCGGCCTGGCGGCGCTTGTCTCGACGCGGATCTATCCGCCGCCAGTGCCGCAGAATGCGACGTATCCGCTCGTCACCTATCAGCAGATCAGCGGCATACGCGGATACGTCTACAGCAACCAGAGCGGCTGGGTGCGGGCGCGGTATCAGATCGATTCATACGCCACGACGCCTACCGCGGCGCGGGCGCTGGCCGAGCAGGTGCGGCTCGCTCTCAGCATCTACAAGGGGACGAGCGACGGTGTGGTGATCGATCTCATAACGATCGTCGACGAGACGAAGTTCTATGAGGACGACACGAAGCTGCATCGGATCAGCCACGATTACATGGTGGACTATCGGGAGACGTGTCCCGCATGAGCGACGACGAATTCAAAGAACGGGTTATCGCCCTGCTTGAGATCATTGCCCTCGGTCCCGGCGACGAGTCGAAGTGCGATCACGAAGGCGCGCGGGATCTTGGCGTGATGGGCGACGAGCCCGGGGCGCATATGTATTGTCCCGAATGCAAAGAGATGTTCTCGAAATTAGTGGAGGTACACAATGGCTAACTTCGGCGTCTTCACGAACTGCGGAATTTTCTGCGGCAGCTACAATATGACGGGCCGCTCGAATTCCGTCAACATGACGATGACGCGTGACGTGCTCGATCGCAGTTATTACGCCTCCGGGAGCGCCGCCCGCACCAAGGGACTTGGTCTCGAAGGTGCGACGCTCACGGCGGCGGGCTATCACGATGCGTCGATCGACATCGAGCGGACCTACCACGGGACGGACGTGCCGGTGACGTTCATGATGCCCGCGACCGGGAGTGCGGCGCTAGTGGCCGGTGACCGCGCGATCTTCTTCAAGGCGCTTGAAGCCGGTTATGTCCGGGGCGCCCCGTTCGGCAACGATGCGATATTCGGATTCACGGCGTCGGGCTGCCAGCTTCAGTATCCGATCGGCATCGGCTACGTGCTGAATCCCGGGCTTGTGGCGGTGACGGCCGACAACACGCCTGCGGCGACCATTGTCGAACTGGGCGCTGTTGCGGCCGGCCAGTATCTCTACGGCGTCCTGCACGTGACGTCCGTGAGTACGGCCGATACCATCATCGTCACGATTCAATCCGATTCGCTTGTTGGCTTCGGCAGTCCGGCGACTCAAATCACCTTTGCGAGTAAGGCCGCGATCGGGAGCGAATACGCGGTCAGAGTGGCAGGTCCGATCGCTGATACTTTCTGGCGCGCCTATGCCGACGTGACGGTAACGGGTGAGCCGTGTGCTGTGACCTTCGCATGTGCGATGGCGATTCGATAAATCAAAGGAGAATGACAAATGGCAAACTACGGGATCATCAGTACCAGCTACATCCTGTACAACAGCGTCGCCTTCGCGGGCAAGGTTCAGAAGGCGGTGTTCACTGCAGGCAAGGAAGTCATCGACGTGAGCTGCTACACGGCAGCCGCAGCGGCCGGGCGCGTCAAGGCGCTTGGCCTCGAACAGCACACGCTCGATTTGACCGTGATGCTCGACATGATTGCTCCGGCGGCGGGCGCGACTTACGCGACGGTGAGCGCGGCCTGGGTCTTGGGCGTGGCCTTCCCGGTTTACTTCCGCCTGGACATCGCAGCGCTCGGGCCGACCAATCCCGAATTCCGCTGCAACTATGTTCAGGGGCAGTGGAGCATCGGCCAGCCGTTCGGGGAGTACGCCAAGATGGAATGCCATCTCGAATCGAGCGGCATTCTGACGATCAGCGTGTAACCTTGACGCGGGCTGGGGCAGTGGCCGCCCGCAGGTCTCATACGCCTGCTAGGCCGGTTCGATTCCGGCGCCCGCAACCATCATCGGCCCGGATTCGTCCGGGCCTTTTCTTCGGAGAATGCCGTATGCCGTTGCTGAATAAAAGCAGCATCCTCACGGCATCCAAGAAGCGGATCAAGTCTGTCCGCATCGAGGAGCTTGAGGAATCGATCTACATCCGCCAGCTATCCGGCGGCGAGCGCGTCGAACTGGCCAAGTTATGGAAGTCGGCCGAGAATGCCAGCCCGGAAGATGCCTTCAAGATGCAGTGTACCGTCATCACCATGGTCGTTGTCGACGAGAACGGCGATCCGGTATTCAGCCGATCCGACATCGAAACCATCAGCGCGATGAATGCCAAGGCCATCGATCAGATCGCCATGGAGGGTCTGCGCGCCAGCGGCCTGTGGGCGGGCGCGGTCGAGGAAGCCGCAAAAAACTCCAGTCCCAGCCCGAGCTGATGTTCGCGCATTTCTTGGCATCGGAGCTGGGAGTATGGAACGTGGATGAGATGCTAGAGCAGATCACAAGCGAGCAGCTCACGACGTGGATGGCCTTCTACCGACTGCGGCAAGAGGAAAGCACGATGACGGACGTGCGGAGGACGCTCATGCGACAGGTTGAAGGGATGGGGGCGAGGCGTGGCTGAGGGTTTTATCGGCATGGAAGAATTCAGGGCGAATCTCAAGAAAGTCTATGAAGACCTGTCGGGCGCGGGCCTGCGCGACGCCCTCTATGCCGCGGCCGAAGTATTCAGAAGCGAGATCGAGGCGCGGACTCCTGTTACCAGCGGCCAGGCGCAGCGCAACGTGATTGTTTATCAGCGCAAAGGCCGTTATATGGTCAGGGCTGAGGAACTCGCGTTGCTCGTCGGCTACGAGAAGCGCCACGCCTATTACATGTACTGGTACGAATACGGTACATCCAAGCAACGGGCGCAGCCATTCATGCGAATGGCATATGACAGCGTTTATGAAAGCGCATGGCAGGCGGCTGAGAATGTTCTGAAGGGTAGGACGGGATAATGGCGAGCATCGGCAGGCTATTCGTCGAGATCGGCGGCGACACAAAGCAACTGAATGAAGCGCTTCAAGGCGCGATGAAGTCCGCCGAATCCGCCGGAATCGCCGTCAACAAGAGCGGGCAGCAATTTGTCGCCGCATTTCAATCCGCACTCAATCCCTCAATAAAACTGCGCGAGCAAATCGAACTGCTTACAGCGGCCGGTGCGACCGACGCCGAGATCATGGCCGTCATGGGCGATAAGATCCGCTCTGCGGCCGCCGCCACTACTGCAAACGGCCAAGCGATTGATCCCGTCACGAAGAAGTATGCGGAGATGGGAAAGGAAACCTCCAATCTCACGGCCACGCTTCAGAACTTCGTCCAGAATCCGATGCAGGCCATGAAGACGGGCCTGTCCGATATGCTCGGGAAGCTCGGGCCTACCGGCATTGCGATCGGTGCGATTGGCGGCGCGGCAATAGCGGCAGGCGCCGGGATATTCAAGTTTGTCTCGGGTGCCGCCGATGCGATGGAGAAGCTCGACAACCTATCCGCCATAACCGGAATCGCCACGGATGACTTGCAAGCCTATCAGCAGATCGCCAAAAACGCGGGACTCGAAAGCCTGGACCTCGGGCGCACGATCGCCAAGCTGAATCAGGAACTCGGCACGCCCGCCGCCGGTGAATTCGAGAAGAACCTGAAGGCGCTTGGAATATCCACCGTCGACCTCAACGGCAAGACGAAGGACGCCGTCACGATTTTGGATGAACTCGGCGTCGTGCTGCGCAGCATCGAGGATCCCGCCGAACGCTCGCAGGTTGCGCTGGCCGTTCTCGGCACCAAGCAGCGGGATTTGATTCCGCTATTGCTCAACTCCAATAAAAGCCTGAAGGATCAGGGGGCCGAACTCAAGCAGCTTGGAATCGCCTATGACGATTTGACGAAACAAAAGCTGCGCGAATTTGACGCCATGATGGATAAGGTTTCGACATGGTGGGAAATTGGCAAAGTCAAGGCGATGTCCTTTACGGCCGAGCTGGGAAATGTGGTGACGGGATTTTTTAAAGGCGGGGTCGCCGGCGTTTTGTATAAGGATGCGGTGAAGGGCGTTACGGCAGCCACAGAGGAAGCCGTTGAAGGACCGATGCCCGATTACGTGCAGCTAATGAAAGATGCCGCCGCACAGGAAAAGGCGAGCGAAGAGGCCGCCAAGAAGCTGAAGGAGGAACAGGAGAAGCTGAACAAGGAATTCGAGGCCTGCGTCAAGGCCGTTGAAAAGCTCGGTCTCCAATATCGCAATGTCACGAGTAGCTATGACGCTTTCTATACCGCCACGATTCTCGTCAAGGGAGCAATCGCCGATCTCAATAAGGAAATCAAAAAATCCGACGACGAGCTGACGGAATTCTCCACGACCGCGCGCGGCCTGCCGAAGGATCTCTCGGGGGCTGGGGATAATACGGTTGCGGGCGCGTTGACTGCCGTCAACAATAAGCTCGGGGAATTCGGCAGTCAGGCGGGCAACGCAAAAACCGCCGCAAGCAGCTTCGGCGAAGTGATGAAAAACCAGGTCAGCACGATCCTGACCGACCTGAGCAAGGCGCTTGCGAACAACCTCATCGAATGGAAGGGCTGGGCTGATAGCCTGAAATCGCTGGCCGAGGCCGTTGTACGAATGCTGATCGAGACGCTCTTGAATCCGATTCAGAAGATGCTCGGCAATCTATTCTCGGGCGTGATGCAGTTTGTTACGGGCGGCGGAACGGGCGGATTGAGCCTGGGAAACATCGCGGGAGGGATCGGCGGTCTCGGGGCATTATTCGGCGGCGGCGCGGCGGCCGGGGCTGGCATCGGCGCGGGCGTGCTTACCGGAATCGGAGGCGCCCCGACGCTTGCATCCTTGGCCGCCGGCGGAGCTCTGGCAGTACCGGCAGGAGCCGCCGGCGGAGGCAGTTTGCTCGCATCGCTGGGAAGTCTCATGACAAATCCTTGGACGATCGGCATTGCGGGCGCCATCGCTGGTCTCTACGTGCTCTACAAACTGCTGAAAGATTCTCCGGCCGAAGCCTTCGCGGAAGACTTCAACCGCGACTTCGGCAAGATCAACATCAGCACGAAGACCGTCGAGCAGTTCGCGGCATCGCTCGGCCTGACTCAAAAGCAGATGGACGGTATCCGCAAGGATCTCGCCAGCTCGCCGCTATTCTTGACGGAGATCGCCTATCCTGCCGCCGTGGCTCAGGGCAAGGTAGAGGAATTCCTGACATCGCTTGAACACGTCAAGACGGTAATGGGCGAGATCGATCTGCGGACGCCCTTCGAGGAATTCCTGCGGACAGGATCGGCCGACGCGTTGAATGCCGCATTCATTGATCTTTTCGAACATTCGAAAGCGCTCGTTGCTGTCATGCCGGACTTTGCCGACAAGCTTAGTGCCATTGATGTTGTGATGGATGATGTCAAAAAAAGCGCAGACGATCTTACCGAATCCAATAGGGAGTTCGAGCAATCCGCCGAAGATGTGAGAAAAGCCGCTACCGATACGGTCCAACGGCTCAACGAAATGACGGTGGCATATAATAACGCGGCTGATGCCGCTCGGCTCTATGCTGATACCGTTGCCGAATGGACTGAAAGCGGCAGGACATTCCTGACGACTCCGCCAGCGGATCGCGGCCTCAGTGATACTTCGGCGTATCGCCCGGGATTGAGCATCGATGACATTGTTACAAATTGGGATCGCATGCACGGAACTCCCGTATATGGTTCATCGCGCATGGGCGATCAGCCACCGATTGTTATCACCAACGAAGTATTCCTGGACGGCGATAAGGTAGCTGATAGCATAGTGACCAGAGTCACGGATAATAGAAATGGAATCGCCGGCCGATTCAACCGAGCTTTACGAAATCCATGAGCAACTTCGCCTATCTGACCGACGTTGACAATCTGGTCCTGCGCCCGGGCGTATATGTTACGGCATCGTCATCGGGCGATTATCCTATCGCCAATCTGACTGCGTTGCTGATCAGCAAGCCCTGGCGGCCTTCGACGACCTACGGCACGGGCTGGTTTCTGCTCGACTTCGGATATCCCGTCTCAATCGATCTGATCGCGCTGATCAACCACAACCTCAGTTCGGACGCGGTTATCACCGTCACGTACGGTTCGACATCCGCTTGCGGCAGCACGCTTGCGGGCGGAATCACATGGCGCGAACGCGATGCCTTCGACCTGGCTTCGAGCACGACCTCCGCGCGCTTCTGGAAGGTGAGCATTGCCGATCCGGGCAACACGCATCAATTCATTTCCATCGGCTATCTCATGATGGGCGACAGCACGACCTTCGGCACGAACTATGCTTACGGCTGGTCGCGCACGGACGAGTACGTCAACGCCGAGCTTGAGAGTCATTACGCAGCGCCTCACATCAAACAGCTTTACGACCGCCGCCGTTTCAATCTGCCGTTCGTCAACATCGCCACCGCCAACGCCGCCCTGCTGCGAACGCTCATCGACAGCGTAAAACGCAGCGCGACGCCCGCCTTTTTTATTCCTGATGCGGCCGTCAACGACGGGTATTTCGGCCGCTTCACGATCAATCCGGTTTCGTCGCATCCGCTTCATTACAGCTACGAGGATCTGACGCTTGAATTCGTCGAGGAGTCCCGCGGCGAGAGCGTCGACGACGGCCAGCCGCTGATCTTCCGTCACGGGGAACTGCCGGCAACTTATGACGGCGTGATGGATCGGGATTCGACGGCTTTCCAGATGGTCGAAACCGCATCCGTGATCACTCTAAGTTCTGCGGCCGTTGATATTCTGCGCAGCGCGCATCATCCAACGCTCTATACCCAGACGTTTCTGCTCGAAGGCGCGCGTACGAATTCATTCACCTACAGCGAGCAACTCGATCATGTGAATTGGGTGAAGACCAGGGCCTCATGCGCGACGACATCCATCGATGCGACGCAGGCGCCGGACGGCACGACGACAGCCGATTTCTTGAAAGAAGATGCCACGGCCGATAACACTCATTTCTTCGCGCAGACGCTCCCGGCTTTGACAAACGATACAAACCAGGCATTCAGCATCTATGCGAAGGCCAAGGAGCGCTCGATTATCTGGATTCGCACGACTGAGAAGGACGCGAACGTCCTGACTACGTTCTTCAATCTGTCAACGGGCGTAATCGGCACTCAGGGCCATGCAACGGCGCGGATCGTGGCCATGGGCAACTCATGGTATCGTTGCGAGGTAGTGTTTGATTCCGATGCCGGAGGCACGACGCCGCTTGTCGAGATCGGCATGGCAACGGCCGACAACGATCTGACCTATGACGGCGATAATGCCTCGGGATGTTACTTCTGGGGCATGCAGCTCGAAGTCGACAAGCCGTTCGCCAGCTCCTATATCAAAACAACGACCGCCGCCGCTACACGCTCCACCGATGCTCTTTATTTCCCGATCACGCAACATCCGCAGCAGCTCACGCTCTATGCGCGTTTCGTCGATCTCGGAACGCGCCAGACCATCGCGGGCCTGGTTGCGATATCGCCGGCCTCATGGCTTAACGGGCAATCATTCTATATCTCGAACGACGCCTCATTCTACAAGGCGGGCCACTACAACGGGACCGATAGCGTGTTTTCAGTCCTGGGCGCCGCGCCCGCGATCAACAATACGGTGGAACTGCGAGCCACGCTCAAAAGCGACGGCAAGGTTCAAATCCACCAAAGCATCAACGGCGCCGCGGAGACCAGCGCCGTGGAATCGGCCGCTCTCGTGATGGATGCGGGGTGGGCTTCCTATCGCATCTATCTTTCGCATCCGACATGGCCCGGTTTTGTCGGCTATCAATGCGTCAAATTGCTGTATGGCATCCAGAATCTCAACACCTGCCGCGCCGCTGAATACGGCGTGCCCATGGTAAGACTCTCGGCATGATATGGCTCACTACATCACGCTCGTTTCCGTCGCCTGGGACTCGGGCACGGAATACTACAGTTTCCAGGGCGTCTCGCTTCCAAGCCAGCATTACAATGACCGCCTGATTTCGATCTCGCCGATTACGCGCGAAATCCCCTATCCTGCCGGCCAGTACCGCATCAGCGGCGGCAGCATCGAACTCGATAACACGGACAACTATTTCGGTGCGCTGAAATATGCGTATGCCTTCCGCAACCGCGTCGTCACAATATCCATCGTCGACGCCGACACCGATTCGACGCTCTATACGCTCTGGACTGCATCGATAAAGTCGTGGTCGATCCGCGGCTACGCGCTGCGGCTTGATCTACGTGATGATAGCATGTCCAGGCTTGGCGGTAAGCTGTCTGGGATTATATTTGATAAGACCAACTTTCCCAATATACCGTCCGACAGTGAGCGTAAGTTTGTCCCGTACGCCTTTGGGGAATTGAGCGCGGACGGGTACAGCAGTAAGGGTTTGGTGCCACTCAAACTGGTAACGACGTCGAACCCGTTTACCTATGTGATTGCCTACAACCGTATTTACACCATAGCGCGAGTATACGTTTACGGAGTGCTCAAGACCCTTAACGTTGATTATACAGTGACGACGGATGTAATCGGCGGCATCACATATGACACGGTGCATTTTACGACCGACCAGCGCGACTCGCAACGACCAACAGAGACCGAGGTCACGGCCGACATTCAAGGGTATGACAACTCTACGATACAGCTCAACCCAGTGGTTCAGGTCCGACTTTTGCTAATTTTCTTCGGGTTCGAGAACGCGGTTAGCTTCCCAGCATCGATTGCGATGACGATCGATGCACATAACAAGTGCTATAACCGCGAGATGGACGGTGTGTTTTACGTAGATGACAACGAAATGACTGGATTGGATATCCTGGACAAGTATGCCGAGTCGTTCAATTGGAGTCCGTTCAGAGCCAAAGGTGGCCAGCTGGTGATCTACCAGTATGATATCATCGATGAAATAGACGCCGTTTCGCAGGCCGACCTATCGAACAGTGACGATGTTGTGGCGCAATCGCTCCATATCGAGGGCTTGAGTGATCCGATCGGCAGGCTACAGGCGAATTATTTGTTCAACTGGATACCAGAGAAGAGATACTTCGAATTCCAGCCGCGCCCAGCAGACGAGGCGGCTGAAAGTGAAATAGTCACCCCGAACAACGACAACATCAACCTGTGGTGCGTAAATTATGTATCTACGGCTGAGACTGTCAGGCGCACCCACAGATATCTGATGAGCGAAGGTGTCTATTTCGTGAAGTTCGATCTGCCGTTCGAGCACTACGATCTTGAGCTGAACGACTGGGTAAGTCTGACGGCGAATCAGGGAATTGGGACGGTGGGTTTCGCGGCAAAGAAAATGCGCGTGATCGCCTTGACGCTTCTCCTCAATCCGCTTGAGATGCGGATCGCAGCGAAGTGCGTCGCGCTGCCTCCGGTGTCCATGCAGGATTTCTCTTCAGCGGAGCTGAGTATCGATGCAAAACGCCTGCCGGTAGTTGCCGATAACTCAGCGCTCTCATCCTGGCCCGATGAGAGTGAATACGACCACGATCTGTCGCAATCGACGTCTGCGAACATGCCGAAGTATCGCACCGCATCCGGGCCGGACGGTGGCCCGTGCGTAGAGTTCGACGGTGGCGATTATATGACTCAAAGCAGCGCACCGAGCATACAGCCGGCATGGGCCGGGTTTTTTGCCGTCTTCAAATGCACAGCAACCGGAACGCAAACAATCGTTTCTGTGTGTGCCGGCGGTGCGTTTAAATACGGCCTTTATGCAGTTGGTACGTCGCTGCGCTTCACAATAGATGACAAGACTGGCTATGCAGCGGGTACGATCGTAGCCAACACATGGTATATCGTATCTGGAATCTATAGCGCGACGGCATCTCCGACGACAAAGGTTTACATCAATGGAGTTGTCGGGCCAACGACGGCAAACACCTATTCCTCCTCGCTCAGCGGTCCGATCCTGTCAATCGGTGGGGAGGATGACGGCAGTAACCCGCTGATCGGGTCAATCGTTCACGTCGGTCTGCTCAACAGACAGTATCATGAAGTAATGGACGCGGAGCGCCGTACGATTGAGGCTATGCTATCAGATAGGTTTGGGATCACAATCATATAGGAGCCCTGACATGGAAGCTGGAATCTATCTCGCTGCTGGCGGCTTGCTTCTGACGATCGGGGGAATTGTGGCGGGCCGCGCTTCGGCCTGGGGAAGCGCTAAGGAAAGACTGGTCGCCGTGGAGAAGCGCCTCGAGGTCTGCCAACCTGTCTGTCAGGGACATATCGTCTCGCGCGATCTGCACACGGATAGAGAATGGCGCGATGCGATCGTGATTCAAATCGCAGGCGTCAGTAGCGTGTTGACTGCACGCATCACCGAAGTCCGGGAAGAGTTTTCGAAGCGGATGAGCGGACTTGAAGATGCGGTTAGAAACGGAAGATGAATCCAACCCACATAATCATCCACCACAGCTTAACCGCCGATGGCGACACCGTGTCCTGGCAGGCCATCCGCCGCTACCACATGCAGGAATACGGCTGGTCTGCAGAGGGTTATCACGCCGGCGTGGAGCTCATCAATGGCACTCCTGAAATCCTGCTCGGCCGCTGGTTCACGCAGATCGGCGCCCACTGCATCGGGATGAACGACAAGAGCGTCGGCATCTGTGTCGTCGGCAACTTCGACGAGGAGGACCAGGTCCGCGCCATGCTCGTCGACGGCAGACTTCAAACCTTGGTGCGCCTGGTCAACAACCTGGCCGGTCTCTTCGACATTCCGGCTTCGCGCGTCTGCCCGCATCGGCAGTTTGCGGCCTACAAGACATGCCCGGGGGCTAAGTTCCCCTGGGATCTGTTCATGGACGGAGTAGGGGGATAGGGAGATAAGGGCCCCGGCGAGATGTCTCGTCCTGGGGCATCCTGGAAGAGTTTTAGGGGGAATATCATGATAGAGGATCTTCTGAAGCAGTGGTTGGGCGATTACAAGTGGGTTTTGGACTTGATCGCCTATTTGGTGCTGGCCGCGTCGCTCATCGTCAAGATGACACCGACGCTCAAGGATGACAATTTCCTGCTGCCGATAGTCAAAATCATCGGCAAGTTCATTGCGTTCAACAAATACGGGCCGGAGGCGAGGTGACCCATGAGAGCCATCGTAACAGCCTGTCTTGTCCTGTCGCTCATGGTAACGGCCTGTAATCACCGGATCGAGGTCAAGAAGCCTTCCGGGGAGATCGTCATCAACGACCGCCTCGTCGATGTGGTGTCGGACAAAAGCATGCAAGAGGTGATTTCTAAGGCGCCCGTCGACAAGCAGCCGGATCTGATCCGCGAGTGGATCGCCGCCAAGGAGCGACTGGCAACCCAGATCCTCAGCAATGAGGACAAGCGCAATACCGGATTCTGGGCTGGGGTGCTCGAGGTGCTGAAGATCGTGGCGCCGGCCGGGTTGGGCTATTTGATTGCGAAATGACATGTGCAGGCGCGGGCATTCTGACAAATGGATCCGGTACCGGCAGAATGGCTACCGATATTGCCGGCGGTGCGCGACTCTTGCGAAGTACAAGCGCAAGCATGGTCTTCCCGGCCTGGATCCACTACCCAGTCAAATACGGCTATTGGACCGGGAGCGCTTCAAGCGAGTATGCACCCGCTGGGCGATCGGCACTGTGCGTGCGGTCGGCCTCGCAGGCCGGTCGCATGATTGTCTTGGCGCCTACTACTCCCGGGGCGCAGGCCCGGAGGTGCGCCGGGACATCTGCGAATATCTCCGCGTGTCCGAATCGGAGATCTGGAAGTGAAAGACGTCCTTGCCATCCGCCAGTGCCTTGTGAACGTCCAGGCGATCCTTGTCCATTACGCCCTGCCGCAGCCGATAGTGCTCGGCACGCTGAGCGACCGCGTCCTGCTCGACCGCTCGCGAATATTCCTGCAGGCCCTGGAGGAGCTGGTCCCGGGAAAGTTTGAGACGTGGGATTTCGTGGAAGCTCACCGGCTCCAGGATCTTAAGGATAGCGTCCCGGGCGGGGGTGTCGTTCCGCACGGCGTGACGGCCATCCGGGGATGGCGCGAGCGCGTGGCCTGCTGCAGCCTGCAGATCGTCGAGCACAAGACGGCGGTACTGGAGCTCGACATCGACCGCTTCAATCCGAACTTCGGGGCGGGTCCGGCCCTGCTCCACCTTTGCGAGGTTCTACATCCTGGAAAAACGAGCCCCTGGACGATACTCCGGGGGCTCCAACACCGCGGGTTGTCCGTGATGGACGTCCGCAAGGGAGGTTTAACGTGAAACGTGCTTTGATGCTTTGCCTAATTCTGCTTGTATGCTCGGCGCCGGTTTGGGCGCAAGCCAATGTTACCTTCGCGTGGGACTACGGGACGCCCATGCCTTCGGGCTTCGAGATGAGATTCGCTGCGACTGCCGGCGGTACTCCGACTTTCATTTTTGATTGCGGTCCATCGCTGTCCAAAAGTTGCGCCGTGCTGGCGATTCCGGCGGGAAGCTGGTTCGGTCACTGTCGCGCGTATAACGTCGGCGTGCCGGTCAGCCTAAAGAGCTATTCCGATGCGAGCAACGAGGTGAGTCTGACGGTGCCACCTAAACCAGCCGGGCCGACCAATAACAGAGTGACCGGCGCGCAGGTGGCAATGCTGATCGACGTACCGGATGACTCGATTGCCAAGATCGCGCTGAGCTTTGACAAGAAGCCGGTGCCCTGATTTCCCTTGACTTCGTGCCCGTTCTGAATAGGATAGCAGTTTGTGGAGGATGTTCGGGCCGATCCTCCCGGCGGACGTGATTGGCTCTTCCGCCAGAAAGAAACGGCCCGTAATTTCAACAACGATGAGCCAACCATACAACAGATTCGGAAAAAAAGCAAATTCGTTAGCTTGCGAATGGCCATGCGCTCCGTTTGCGCATAGGTTCGCCGGTCAAGAGGAAACTGCCCCTGCCGGTCGCGGATGTCTTTTGGATTGCCGCTCAGTTGCTTTTGGGATGATTCTGCGCCTGCATGCCTGATTGCAGATCCAAGCATTCGGGTAAGTCAAAGAGAACTCTCCCTCTCTTAGGGGCAAGGTTTCTCAACTGCCCTTTTGACTTAAGTCAAGACTGAATTATTTTGAAAATAGTTCTTGACATGAAATTGCGCTTTGTGCGATAAGTATGTCATGTCAACATCACAAAGAGTGAACGTCAGGTTGCCGGCGGCGCTGGCGGCATACGTAAACGGCAAGGCCACGCGCGAGGACCGGCCCGTGGCGCGGATCGTCTGCGAAGCCATCCGGTTGCTCATGGAACGCGATGGTGAGCCGAAGCGGAAGGCGCGGACATGAGGATTCATGCGGTCGAGGGGCTGCTGCTGGGGGAGGGAAGTGGTGAATAACGCAACCACCTACACATGGCTCCTCGCCCTGCTCCTCGAACTCGCCGGCCTGCGCCCGCGTCTCGATTGCGATCCTGAATGGGCCGACATGCTCAGGCGAGCCGGCTGGCGGCCGTTTCTCATGTTTCGGAGCAAAGGGTGAATCATGCCACTTCTATGGTGCGACATGGCAGAGCAGACGGACCACAACCGCTGCTGGCGATGCGGAGGATATGACTGGTGCAGTACTCCGGCGCATGATGAGGCGCTTCGCAATTTCATTCTCTACGCCAGTCCATTGA